TGCTATGCAACGTTTTGCCTGTGTTCCAACATTCTCGTCAGACAGATTCTTTAAGCAGACGGAAAAGCTTCAAGACGCTATGACAATTCGCAATCCATTGGATAGCAATAGACGATTTGACGAGACATTTGTTCCAGACCCAGATAAGACATACTTTGTCCACGCTGACCTTGCACAGAAGCACGACAAGTGTGCTGTTGCTATTGCTCACGTAGAAAAGTGGGTAAACATTCAAGTAATTAAAGACTATGAGCAGGTAGCACCTATCGTAGTAGTAGATGCTGTAGCCTGGTGGGAACCACGCATTGAAGGTCCTGTCAATCTATCAGAAGTTAAGCAGTGGATTCAAAATCTACGTAGACTTGGCTTTAATATTGGAATGGTTAGCTTTGACCGCTGGCAGTCATTTGATATTCAGAATGAATTGAAGCAGGTAGGAATGAAAACCGAGACCGTTTCTGTTGCCAAAAAGCACTATGAAGATATGGCAATGCTTGTTTATGAAGACAGGCTCGCTATGCCTATGATTGACCTACTATTTGAAGAGTTGTCAGAGCTAAAGATTGTTAAGCAGAACCGTGTAGACCACCCTCGTAAATCTTCTAAGGACCTTGCAGACGCTGTGTGTGGAGCCATCTTTGGTGCTATCTCTCACACACCTAAAAATAAGAATGAGGTTGTAGAAATCCACACATTTAGGAGTAGACCAAAAGCAGAACTTGCGGAACGTCCTAAAGGTGTGATAGAATATAAATCCGTACCAGACGATGTTCGGGATTATCTTGAACAGTTTAAAATGATTTAGGAGCAAGGTTGAATCCAAGCATCGTTTATTTTTCTAACTATTCTGGAAATACAAAAAGGTTTGTAGAAAAGTTAGGTTTAGAGGCTATTAGAATTCCAATTAGTGATTCTAATGACCCAATAATAGTACAGGATCCATATGTACTATTTGTTCCAACCTATGGCGGTGGTAGCGAAGGTCACGCAATTCCGAGACAAGTTCGCTCATTCCTAAATGAAGCAGCTAATAGAAATAGGCTCATAGGCGTTGTAGGTCTTGGCAACACAAACTTTGGAGAGCACTACTGCAAGGCTGCAGACTTAATTGCAGCTAAGACTGGTGTACCCATTTTGGGCAGGGTAGAGATATTCGGCACAGACGAAGACGTAATCAATATAAAAGAAAGGCTGGCGATGCTAGATGACAAGTAACTATAGTTACCACGAATTAAATGCAATGCTGAATCTCTACGACGAGAATGGTCAGATTCAGTTTAACAAGGACAAGGAGGCTGCAAGAGCATACTTTCTTGATCACGTTAATCAAAATACTGTCTTCTTCCACAGCCTTGAAGAAAAGCTTGACTACCTTGTAGAGAATGAATATTACGAAAAGGAAGTCCTAGACAAGTATGACTTTGAGTTTATTAAGTCATTGTTTAAGATTGCATACGGATACAAGTTCCGTTTCCCAACATTCCTTGGAGCTTATAAGTTCTACACATCATACGCACTCAAGACGTTCGATGGCTCACGCTACCTAGAGCGTTTTGAAGATCGTGTATGTATGAACGCACTGATGCTTGCAGGTGGAGATAAGAAGTTTGCCACCTCTCTAGTTCACGAGATCATTAGTGGTCGTTTTCAGCCAGCTACACCAACCTTTCTCAATGCTGGCAAGAAGCAGCGTGGTGAGTTTGTTTCTTGCTTCCTACTCCGTATTGAGGATAATATGGAATCGATTGCTCGTGCGATCAATTCCTCCCTTCAGCTTTCAAAGCGTGGTGGTGGTGTAGCCTTAAACCTTACAAACCTTCGTGAGACAGGAGCACCTATCAAGAAGATTGAGAATCAGTCCTCTGGTGTTCTTCCTGTTATGAAGTTGCTAGAAGACTCATTCTCCTACGCCAACCAACTGGGTGCTCGTCAGGGTGCTGGGGCAGTGTATCTTAATGCACATCACCCAGACATTATGCAGTTCCTAGACACCAAGCGTGAGAATGCAGACGAGAAGATGCGAATCAAGACACTATCCATTGGTGTCGTAATCCCCAACATTACACTTGAGTTGGCTAGAGAGAATGCAGATATGTATCTATTCTCGCCATATGATGTTGAGCGTATCTACGGTGTACCAATGAGCGACATCTCAATTACTGAAAAGTATGCAGAAATGGTTGACAATCCTGAGATTCGTAAGAGCAAGATCAAGGCTCGTGTTCTATTCGAACGCATTGCTGAATTGCAGTTTGAGTCAGGGTATCCATACATCGTGTACGAAGACACAGTAAACGAGGCTAACCCCATTGATGGTCGTATCAATATGTCTAACCTTTGTTCTGAGATTCTTCAGGTCAACACACCAACCACATATAATGCAGATCTAAGCTATGACCAGATTGGCAAGGATATCTCTTGTAATCTTGGCTCACTTAACATTGCTGCAGTAATGGATGGACAGGACTTTGGACGAACCATTGAAACTTCTATTCGTGCTCTCACAGCAGTGGCTGACCTTTCATATATCGAATCAGTTATGTCAATTGCTGAGGGCAATAAGAAGTCTCGTGCCATTGGTCTAGGTCAGATGAACCTACACGGCTACCTTGGTCGTGAGAAGATTCACTACGGTTCTGAAGAGGGTATTGACTTTACCAACATTTACTTCTATACTGTTCTGTACCACGCTCTCCGTGCTTCCAACAAGTTGGCTAAGGAGACTGGTAGCCCATTTGATGGCTTTGAGAAATCAAAATATGCTACTGGTGAGTTCTTCACTAAGTACATTGAACAGGAATGGAAGCCAGCAACAAAGAAGGTTGCAGACTTGTTTGCTAAGTCCAAGATTGATATCCCAACTCAGCACGACTGGTCAGACCTTGCTAAGTCTGTAAAGAAGCACGGTCTATACAACCAGAACCTACAGGCTGTTCCACCAACTGGTTCGATTAGTTACATCAACAACTCAACCAGTTCAATTCACCCAATCGCATCACAGATTGAAATTCGCAAGGAGGGCAAGCTTGGTCGTGTTTACTACCCAGCACCATTCCTTAACAACGACAACCGTGAGTACTTTGCCGATGCATATGAAATCGGACCAGAGGCGATTATTGACACCTACGCTGCTGCAACACAGCACGTAGACCAGGGACTATCCCTTACCCTATTCTTCAAGGATACTGCCACAACACGTGACGTGAACAAGGCACAGATCTATGCGTGGAAGAAGGGTATCAAGACAATCTATTACATTCGCATCCGCCAGCTCGCCCTAGAGGGAACTGACGTTGAGGGTTGCGTAAGCTGTATGCTTTAGGAGGCACAATGATTACAAGACCAATTAACTGGAATAAGATAGAAGACCCTATCGACCTTGAAGTATGGAACCGTCTCACAGCCAATTTCTGGCTCCCTGAGAAGGTTCCACTCTCAAATGATGTTCAGTCTTGGGCTACACTGCACGAAGACGAAAAGATTCTTACAATGCGTGTATTCACAGGACTTACAATGCTAGACACAATTCAAGGTACAGTGGGGGCAGTCAGTTTAATTCCTGATGCTCGTACACAACACGAAGAGGCAGTACTAACAAATATTTCATTTATGGAATCAGTACACGCCAAGTCATACTCAAGTGTATTTTCTACACTATGTTTGACAGAACAGATTGATGAAGCATTCCGTTGGAGTGAAGACAATGAGTTTCTTCAGAAGAAGGCAGAGATTGTTCTCTCCTACTACAACGGAGATGACCCACTCAAGCGTAAGATCGCTTCTACTTTGCTAGAGTCATTCTTGTTCTACAGTGGATTCTATTTGCCAATGTACTGGTCAAGCCGTGCAAAGCTTACCAACACTGCTGACCTTATCAGACTTATCATTCGTGACGAGGCTGTACACGGTTACTACATTGGCTACAAGTTCCAGCAAGCATTTGCGGAATTAGACCAAGAAGAAAAGAATGAATTGCAGGGGTATGCATACAGCCTTCTTATGGAGATGTATGACAACGAATGCAAGTACACAGCAGATCTTTACGATCCTATTGGTCTCACAGAGGATGTAAAGGCATTCCTTCGATACAATGCAAACAAGGCTCTTATGAATCTTGGATTTGATGCACTGTTTCCCAAGGAAACCTGCAATGTCAATCCTGCTATTCTTTCAGCGTTGTCGCCCAACTCAGACGAGAACCACGACTTCTTCTCTGGCTCTGGCTCCAGCTATGTCATTGGAAAGCACGAAAGCACCACTGACGACGACTGGGACTTCTAAATACAAGAGATTGGGCTGCTTCGGCAGCCCTTTCTTTTTGTAAACCAATGATATAATTATATAGTTAAGCTTCCCCAGTTTAACAAAGGAGTGAAGGGAAATGGATAAAGAAACAATAATGATAGTTATTGGACGCATGGTTGCCCTATTCCTAGTATCTGCACTAACAACAGTTGGTGCTGGTGCAATTATTGGAATTGATACAGTACAAACAGCAATTCTTGCT